CTTGTAGAGTAATTTATATAACACCTGATGGTATAAAAACACAGGAATATAACCCTAATGAATGTATGTTCGATTATGAAGAAGCAAGAAAAGCATATTTTAAAAAAGCTAAAATATAAGTAAGGCTTGCATAACATAGGGGTATACACCATACTATGTAAAAGCTAATGTTTTTTATCTTGTCATGTCATGAGTTTTGAAGAAGAACTAGAAGCCATTGAAAGAGATGAATGGTTAGCAAAATTTGATGATAGACAAGTTATGATGGCTGCAAGAATGTTTTTAGAATGGTTGTATCATTTACCTGATGATTGGCAACCAAAAGAGTATACAGAATTTACTATTTAATTACATGAAAGCACAACCAGAACAGTTATTAAGACAACTTAAATTACTGCAACTGCAAAAAAAAGAAATAGATTTACAGATAACAGAAAAGAAAATGATTTTAGAAAAGTATTATTTAGAAGGTATTATTATGAGTACATTTAGTATTGAAGATATTAAAATAACAAGAAAGCGTAAGCCTGAGAAATGGGAATATAGTAAAACTACTAACCAATTTAGAAAAGATATGATAAATGCAATAGAAGATAAAGAACAACAGGAAAGAGAAGAAGGTATTGCTATAAAATTAGAAACTGGTTATACATGGGCGTTAAGATGAAAACAACAGAAAGAGTAGAACACGCATTTAAACGTATAAAAGAGTTACTTATTTTAGTTTCTGATTGGACTAGAAAGCCTAAAGAACAAGATGCATTGAGTAAAGAATTTAATGATAAAAAATTAAAAATGATAGAAGATTTATATAAGCAATTAGGTGAACTTAATGATAGATATATGTTTAACCATGATTCAGAGTTTGCAACTAAAGAATATATTGTCCAATATGATGCACTAAAGAAAAAAATATTTGATTTAGAAAAATGACAACTACAGGATTTATTTTACAATCAAATAATTTCATAAATTTGAGTGACTACAAATCATTGTATGAGAAAACATATTTTGAAAATAAAACAATTTTATGTCCAGATTGTTTGGAGTCTTTATGGCTTTTTAAATTTAATGAGCATAAATCTTTCTATGACATAATTAATGATAAAAGAATTGATTTAAATAAGCTTACAAAAGATTTTGAATTGCTATACAAAAATGAATCAAAAGAATTTATAAAAAATGGTAGAAAAATAATAAATCATGCACATTTCTCACATTACCCAAATGTTAAAAAAATTTGTGAAGAGAAACAGGCACCGTCTACATTACACAGGGAATTATGTGACTTAATAAAAAATCAATTATATAAAATATTTTGTTTTTACCAAAAGCCTGAATTTAGTCTTACATATAAAGAAATATCATACTTAAAAGAGCCACCCTGTACTGGAAGCAGAAGAATCCCAGATTTATCTGTTTTAGAATTTCAAAGCGAGATTGAAAAAACTTTATACGAACGTTCTAAACACGAACAAATTGCATTTAATAGTTGTGATGCTTATTTAGCAATAGAATTACAATTATCGCATATTTCAAAAAATGAAATAAAACAAAGGACAGAAGATCATTTAAAAAATTATAGATTTGTAGTTTGGATATTTCATCAAAATCATTTATCAAAAGTATCTGATGCTAGAGATTATTTAGATTCTATAGGTCAAAAATATTATCTTATTAAGCAAGATAAAGATAAAAAAAGAGATATTGAAATTGTTTTATGCAAAAAAAGAGAAAAGACTAAATCAAAATCTACTATAAAATATAAGAAATGCGATAATCCTATCATTATTAATGCGGTTGCAAATCATTTGCAAATGACAAGTGACGAGGATTATGAGGTTATAAGAAGAGAATTGAAAATAAAGGATTCATATTTTTATTGTGTAGCTAAAGATTTTTTAAAGTTAGATCAAAAATTTTTTTTATATAATGTCTAACCCACAAAAGAATAAGGGCGATAGGGCAGAAAGAGAAGCCTGTATTTATTTAACAGCAGCTACAGGATATATAGTAGAACGAAGATTTGGGGCAGGTGCAGAATTAGATAAAGGTGATTTAGTTGGTATACCTAATACTGTTGTACAGGTTTGTGATATGAAAGATAAGAGTGAGGCAGTACTAAGAAAGCCTAGAGAAGCAGAACAGCAAAGACTAAACGCAGGTGCTAAACACGCTATTACTATGGTTAGGTTTAATAAAAGACCAGGATGTGCAGAAGGGGATAATTGGCGTGTTGTTATGACTATTGAACAGTATGCAAGATTAATAAAATGAAAGTATTGGTTGCCTGTGAATATAGTGGTAAAACAAGAGACAGTTTTATTAGAAATGGACATGATGCCATAAGTTGTGATTTTTTACCTACAGAAAGACCAGGTAAACATTATCAGGGTGATGTAAGGGATATTATTAATGATGGTTTTGATTTAATGGTTGCACACCCCAGTTGCCAGCACCTCGCTTGTAGTGGTGCAAAACACTTTTTTAGAAAGCAGAAAGAACAGAAAGAAGCATTAGATTTTGTACGTATGCTTATGAACTGCAACATACCTAGATGGTGTATAGAAAATCCTATTAGTGTTATTAGTAGTGCTATAAGACCACCTGACCAGATAATACAACCTTATGAATATGGTGACCCTTTTCAGAAATCTACCTGTTTATGGTTAAAAAATTTACCATTACTTAGACCTACAAAGATTGTGGATAAGGGTGAGTTTTATATATCACCTAATGGCAAAAAGATGCCAGAATGGTTTGCAAAAAATAAATCCTGGAAAATAAGAAGTCGTACATTTGATGGTATTGCAAATGCATTTGGAGATCAATGGGGTAATGAAAACAGGCTACCTGTTCCTGTAGAACAACTAAGTTTATTCTAATTACTTGACAGGGGTATACCTTAGATATATATTAAAAGAGTACACAACACCGAGAGGTTTTCCAAATGACTAGAAACTACTACAAAACTGCTGATAGTGATTTAGGCATTATCTATTCTGATGCAGAAAATTTCAGAATGAGTCCTTTAGGCATAATAGCTGACTACACTATCGTAGATGCACCAAAAGAACTTAAAAGTGAAATAGGTAAATATAATACGTTTCCTAAAAAACATATGGTAAGAATTACAAACTACAAGGGTAATTAATTATGCAAAACTTTTTAATGATACTTTCAGCTACAGGGTTGTTTTATACAGCCCTTAATTCAGCCCTATACGATATGACTCTCTCAGCATGTGAGAACAAACTAAGTAACTACGAACTAGCCTGTAAGGAGGTAAACAAATGAATAATACCGCTAGAATTACTGTTACACTATTATCTGAATTAGATTATGATGCTGTTAAACAACTTGCAAAGATACATAATACTACTATTTCACAAATAGTATCTGTTGCTTTACATGAATGGCTTAAAAATAATTATCAAAAAGAAATAGAATTTTCTAAGGAGGTAAACAAATGACTAAAGGTTTTACTGATCACAATACGCATGATATGCAATTTATTAATTCTCCTAAATATAAAATGCACATTTGCTTAGAACAAACAGATATAGGTGAATTAGTTTTTGGTAGTGACGTACCTAGATATGAGATTGTATGGCATATACATGGTGAATCTAACCCAAGAGGTAGCACAATGGATTTACTTAATTTAGTTGTACCTGACCCTGAAATGCCTATGACTATTCCAGAAAATACTTATAAAGCAGTTATGGAAATATATGGTATTGCATTAAAAAAAGAGTATAACAAGTATGCAAAAAGTAAAGGTTGGAATCAAATAGAATAATTATTTAGTCGGGAAGCCTGATAGTTAGTTTCTTTGGAAGAGTTTACTAACTTGAAAGTTATACAAAACCTATAGCAACACATAGGAAAGACAGGGCAAGTATTGGACTTGATCTAACTCCTGACAAATTAATTTAATTTAGGGAACAATTGCTGTTCTAATAAATCAACAGCTTTATCATCTAAGGTATTAGTAGTTTGTTTGCAAATAGTTTCTCTTAAGATCTCAATTATTAATCGCTTGCAAGCTGTAGTAGATAAGAACCTAACTAATATAGGCTTTAGAATTTTGTACATAACATTGTGTTACTTTACAAACATACTATAGACGTTAAATTTAATATGGTCATCTATAGGCTGCCTAATCCCCATTGCAAAGCATAGGTGGCCTTTTATTACCTTCTAGGCTTAATTTCTACAACGGCAAGTTCTACTTCCTTAAGCCTATGAAAAACCTCTCTCATATCGTCATGCATATCATCAATTTTTGTACTTAATAATTCTATAGCTGTTGTATTCCTCACTAAGTCATCTCTAGATTGTCTACCTCTATAAGATACAGAACCGACTGAAACAAAACAAGCCGTCAATAATGCCCCACCCAGTGCTGCAACTACCTCTACCACTTTTCTAATCCTTGTTCTATAGCTATTATGACACTAAAACGCAATGTCAGAGCAAAAACCTAAAAATCCTCTACAAAAACTAAAAGAAAAGTTTGACGATAAAGAAGAACAATTTGAACTTATTTCAGTAGCGGTGCGGCTTCTGGTAGTTTTTTGGAGTGGCCTACTCGTTACGAGCAATTACTTGCCTAAAATACCAGGTCTAACAACAGGAGAAAAACAGGATATAACTTTTCCCGCCAGCCTTCTAGCTTCAAGTCTTTCCAGTTTTGGTTTGGAGGGTGCTAAGAAACGCAAAGAAAACCAAGATAAACCTAAAGAACTTGCACAAAATGAAGGTATGGTACAGACTATAAGAGTAATTACACCTATCAAGATTGAAGGTGCTGAAGTAATTGACCCCAAACCTAAAAAATGAAAAAGTTTCTTCCTTTAATTTTACTAGCATTTCCTACAGCTAGTTTTGCAGACGTAACTCATTCTATACAATCGGTAGCCAGCGTATCTACTCTAGGTGCTAGTGCTACATCTGAACGAATTGGTGCTTCTATCAGTGTTGCTGGTACAAACGTACAGCCAAAGGCAAACACTGTTGCAAACCAAATAGGTTCTCTTGATTTAGCAGATGCTGGTATTACTAACGGAGTTCCTACTGTTGACTATGATACTAGCTTTTCAGTGGTAAATTCTGGTGATGCCTGGTCTGTGTCAGAAACCTACCTCCAAGCGGATAGTACAAGTACTACTGCTAGTACGGTTCAAAATGGTATTGCTGCCTTGCCTCTTTTGGGGTCATATACGATTGTGTCAGGTGGCGATCCTGGTTCTGTAGCTATAACACTTGATTCTGGACAAGCCCTTACAGTTAACCTTGCTGACATGGGTGCTGGTACTACTGCAACGCTCCAATCAACTATTACTCTTGGCCTCGATTAATGAAATGGTGGCTATGTCTACTTATTGTTTTTATTCCAAATGCTTTTGCTGAAACTCCTAGATTTGGTGCAAATCAGATACAGAGTAATTCAAGGAGTATTTCAAAAATAGATGAAGTTATTATTACTGAAAACTATAACTCAGGTTATGCCTACTCAGTTACAGGATCTAATATCAAAATCAAAGATGGTACTGTTATCTCTCCTGAAGCAACATATACAACAAGTCAGAATACAGGTAATGCAGGTGCAGTTAATTTTGAATGGATAACACCAGATCTAACAACAAAGCCTCAATGGGTGATCGTGAGCGAAGGAGATGCCTTCAGTCTGACCGAAAATTTCATGTCCCCAGGCTTAGACGCAGTTTCAATTATAAATCGCACACAGACAATAGAAACTACACAAAATTCGGTCACATTGTTTCAATAGGGCTTTTATTTGCTAGTCCTGTTTATGCCGAAACAACTATAAGCAACCCCCAATCGAGTACTCAATCAACAATAGTCAACCAAGGATTTCAACAAATAAGCGGATCTTTCCCTACGCATAGGTATAGCAACGGTATTCAATGCCAAACACCTACTCTTAGTTTTAATCCCTTCATAACAAAAGGAGAGTATTACAACACTCCAAGAAGCACCATACAAAGAACAAATATTTATAACCAAGCAAAAGACAGTGAAACTGGACAGCTAACAAATCCAGGTGAAATACTCTACATAGCAGAACAGGAAAGATTAGACCAGATAAATCATAATTTCTCATATGGAGCTACTATTAGTATCCAAGTACCATTGGGTAAACGATTTAATGATGAGTGCTTGAAGGCAGCCCAAACTTATAGAAAGTATCAAGAGTTTTTACTCCAAGCTAAAAAATTAGAGGTTAATTTGAACAGGCTTTCTATCTGTAGCCAGCAACTTAAGCTCGGTGTTAAGTTTGTAGGAGATGATGCTGTTAGTTGTAGAAATGTTGTATTGACCAGCGTTCCGAATCAAGTTATCCCACACACTCATAAAATTAAAAAACCACCTCAAAATAAAGGTGGCTAATTTATTTTTAGAATTCATATTTATTTTATCTATAAATATAAAATAGGCAAGTTAACGGGTTAATTATCCTTGCCTTTATTAAATTTAGCAAAAATTTTCTTAAAAGCTGTTTTAGATAATCCTTTTATAAGAGGTAAAAGTAGTGGGCTACTCGCAGCCAAGAGGCTAATAGTAACAACATTAAGGGCAGCAGCAGGTGTAGGTAATACTGATTTAATAAAAGTGACTTCTTCAAGAATCGGTACACAATCATAGCCATTATCTGCCCTAATATACTCTTTAATTCTTGAGGTGCGTAGATCTGATGTAAAACTTCCAACTGGTAATACTCTGGATAAATCAGGACAGGGTGGCAACTCAGGTTGTGCATTTTCTTCTTTATTTTTTAAATTTAAATTTATAGCAGATGCTTTTTTTTGAAAATTATATGTCCCTTCAGTTTCTATAGTATCTTGTGCATCATAAACAATAGGTCTAAATGTTTTAGCTTCTGGTTGTACTTTAATTGGTTGTGTGCCAGCGATTGCTTGACCATTAGGACAAGTAGCGTAAGCCTTTCTGCCATGAAAAATTATAGTTGGATTTTCTGATAGTTCTATATCTCTATTAGTTAAATCACACGCAGGGTTTTCCCCTACTAATACAGTTTCAGGTACATATGGTGTTTCTGGTATATTTATTTTTGGTATTTTTATCTCAGGTATTTTAATCGTAGGCATTAACAATCGTTAAAGTCAGAAGCCATATCTGCGCCAATCTTACCACCTTCTCTTCTTGCTTGGTTTGTAGCAAAACCAGATAAGAACCAGCCTACTACTGGAATATTATTTAAAGTGCTTGCTAAATTTGTACCAGTAACTACACTTGTCCCTATCATTTCTCCAGTTGACTCACCTTTGGCACGTTCTTCAATACAAGCTATTTGCTTTGCTGTAAGCTCACCGTTATTAACAATAGTTACATCCTTTTCACCAGCTATTCTTTGAGTTTCTTTTATAGATATTTTTTTACTGGCACTTAAAAAACCCGCTGGACTTCGTACATTCTCCATAGAAGCAATAATTCTTGGATCATGCATCCTGTGTTTTATTTTATAGCTATCTTTATCAGCTTCAATTTCATATGTAGAGTATTTACTTACAGGTAAATCAAACATAGGTAAATTTGATTTTTTACTCAAAAGATTGATTGTATAGAAATTGGAAGCAACAAAAATAGTTCCAAGTCCTATTGATACTCCTTTGATGATTTTGCTATTCATAAACAAATCTCTGTTCTACAGTAATCCATCTTGATGAACTAGAAGCGTACTTAAGATCAAGTGCATTTATTTGTTCTATTTCTTTAGAATGTTTTTTCTTAAATTCGTCATCTAAAAGTTCAAGACGATTTGTAATTTTTAAAATGCTTTTCATAGTGTTTATAGTTTAGGTACACCAGGCACTGTCCAGTTATTATCAGGTATAGAAGTTCCTGTTATATCAGGTAGACCTTCATCTAATACCTTTGGCATAAGTTCAGATACGTTTTGGATTAGTTCTTTCTTTAATTTTTCTTTGAATTGATTTGAACTTAAATACTTGTAACTAATGCCAGCTGCTATAAGGGTTGAACTTGTAAGTATGAACGATAAGATTGATAAAGAATCAATAATTTTTCTATACATATGATTAAAGAGGCGTTTTTAAAAGCTTTAGTACCTGTTACTATTATAACTTTTACAGGAATTATGGCATTGACCCCTTTATATCTAACTATGGGTTTATTTACACGACAATTAACAAATCAAACTAAATAATATTTTTTAACTAACTAGGAGAAGTAGGCCAAGTAATATTAAATGGATCTGATTGTGTACTAGGAATATCTCTTAAAGACTGTCTAAAATTTTTCCAATCATCAGATAAAGTAAGATCGCTACTAGCCATCCAATCTGTACCCTGTAATATTGTATTTCTTTGATTTCTTACCTCTTCCCATTTTTGAGAGGTTAATACAGCTTGTTCTTCTGTTGTAGTGGATTCTACCTTTACATTGTATGCTTTACCATTTTGTACATATGGATCAACTGTAATAAGCTTTTGTGTTGGTGTTGTATAACTTAGTGTTTCTACCAGTTCTACTACATTATTTTCTGTTAAAAAATCTGTTGTAACTCCACTAACAGGAAAACAAGTATTAGGAAA